TTGGATAGTACCAGCAAATGTGTTACCAGTATCATCAACATTAAGGTTAGTGTTAAGAGCAGGTGTATAGTCAAGTACACCAGCCATTGTTAGTGCAGAAGCAACGTCTGCAGAGCACATGATAATGTTGCCCTTTCCACGACGTGTTCTCTGTGCAATTCTATTTGCATCTCTTTCTATCTGGAATAGAAGTCCTTTGAACTTCTCAACTGACCATCTACCATTTGAGTCAATGTCTAGGTCAAATACACCAGCACTTGCTGTGTTCTCAACTGCACCCTGTTCTGCAATCTTGTAGATAGTTCTAATAACTTCTCTGTTGATTTCAGCAAGGATTTCAGTAGATAGAATGTTGGCAAGTTCTGCCTCTGCATTCAATCCATGAATTGCCTTAAGGTCTTGAGCTAGTTCTAAACTGTACTCTGCCTTTAGTGCTCTGGACTTAGCAGTAACAGTGACCTTCTCAATTGAGAATGCCATCTGGTTAAAGTGATTACCAGCAGCATCTCCAAGAGCTTCAGAGTCACCAGTTACCATTCCCTGACCTACATCATAGGCAGTAGAAGTAGCAGAACCAACTGGGTTAAGAACAGCAGGGTTAGTTCCAGACTGTGAAGTTGTACCCAAACCTGTGTTAACTTCAGAAATACCACCAGTTAGGTTGTTGCCTGAAGACTGACCAGAGAATGCTGTATCTACTTCATCAAAGAATGTCTCATTACCTGATTGATCCTTGTATCTGGATCTCATTGCAAAGATTAGTCCAGTAGGACCACTCATTGGTTGCACACCAGCTAGGTCATATGCAACTAGGTTAGGCATTGAACGTCTAATCAATGAGATTAGAACAGGATCAAAACCAGCAGTAGGACCAGCAGCAGCAGAACCAGCACTGAAACCACCTGATGCACCAGCAGCATTAGCACTGTTGGTAGGTGATGCTTCAGTTATTGTTCCATTCTGACCAAAAGACTGCTCGTCTCTTAAAAATTTTTCTTGGTTTTCTAACAGGACAGCGGTGACTGCTTTACGATGAG